GGGCATTAGTTGTAGAGGTTGACGATAAAGACATTGACGGGCCTGTTATTCGATGCTATCCAGCCAGGGTGAAGTTTAGGGGGTTTGACGAAGAGTCTACTTCTAAAGCCTACGCGCAAATATCCAGATATATGAAAGACAATGCCGAACAATTAGAGAAAGAGGCAAAGGAATAAATCATGTCAGACGAAGTAAAAACAGACGAGACGGAAGAGCAAGGAGACGGCCTAAACGATCGGAGGCGGGCCTTTTGCCGGGAGTACGTTATTGACTGGAACGCCTCTCAGGCCGCGATTAGGGCCGGTTATAGCCAAGATACGGCTAGGTCTATAGCATCGCAACTATTGACAAATATAAACATTAAAACAGAGATAAAGCGATTAATCGAAGACTTTGACGAAACGCATAGAAGCGAAGCTATAGCCCGAAACGTGCAATTATGGGAAGAGATGCTAGGCAATGGAGATCTTAGGCCGGATTATAGGCTAAGGGCTTCCGAGCTTTTGGGCAAACATGCCGGTATGTTTATTGAAAAGATGGAACTAAGCGGAGAGGTCAAGACTGGAGGCGGTATGCCTAAGAGTCCCGAGGAGCTTGACGCATGGTATAAGGCCATTAAAGAAAAGCAATAAATCATGGGTATGCACAAGCATCCATATAGGGCGAACATTGACGATGAAGCGTGGGCTACTATGTCCTACGAAAAACGTCTTTTGTTTTCGCAATATATGGCGCTTTATGTTTCGGAGCGATTCGAGGAATGGAGAAACCCGCACAGGTATAAAATTGCCTATGGAGGCCGTGGTGCGGGTGCCAAGAGCTGGAACGCGGCCAGTCTATTAGTTCAAAAGGCCGAGTCTGAATCAAAGCGTATCCTATGCGTCCGCGAGGTTCAAAAGTCGATTGAAGAATCGAGCTACAGACTAATTAAAGATACTGTAGCAAAACTAGGCTTCAAGGGTTGGACTTGCGGTAAAAGTATAATTAGGAATGATAAGAACGGGAGCTATTTCGTTTACAACGGATTAAACGATATGGTAGCCGACGATATAAAATCGTACGAGTCCTTCGATATATTGTTTGCTGAGGAAGCCGCGCCTATATCAATGAATAGCTGGAATACCATACTACCTACTTTTAGAAAAAAGGGAAGCGAGATATGGGCGTTATTTAATCGAGACCTAGAGCGCGATCCTGTTTACGAATTATTTTGCGTCAATCCATTTCCTGATTCATCGATTATCGATTGCCAGCCGGAAGGGATAGATAACGAATGGTGGGGTAAAACAGAATTACCAGCATTATCGGAGAAGATGAAAAAGGATGACCCGGACGAATGGGAGCATATATTCGGAGGCAAGCCAAGGAAGCAAGGGGAGAAAGCGGCTATAGGACGATCAGATATTAGGGCCGCAATGGATAGGGATATTGAAGAACCGCAAGGGGCTATTGAAATAGGTGTTGACGTTGCTCGCTTTGGTAATGACTCGACACAAATGTATAAACGGCATGGATTAAAAGTAATAGGGCAACGTGAAATGAAGAAAGCCGACACGATAGCAGTGGCGCAAAATATATGGGAGTTTGCGGGGCAAGACAAGAATATCAAAATAAAAATAGACGAGGGCTACAATCCCGGCGTAGTCGATACGGTTAGAAGTTATGGCGGGAATGTTATCGCGGTCAATTTTGGCGGGAAGCCTAGTAGCCGAGAGATGCAAGAGAAATATACTTCGACCGCCGATGAGATGTGGTTCGAGTTTCCCGTGGATGAGGCAGACATACCCGATGACCCTGATTTAATGACTGAGCTTTCCGATAGGCGATATGGATATGAGCGTGGAACTAATAGGAAAAAGATTGAATCAAAGGATGACTATAAGAAGCGGCACAATGGGTCAAGCCCCGATAGGGCCGACGCTTTGCTTTTGACATATTACACGCCTGCTGTTATTAAATATGAGGTATGGTAATGGCTAAGATGAATAGGGCTAAAAGAATCGGGAGCATTAAGGATAACGAAGGCGAAAGCGGAATCAATATTACTAAGGATCGGGCTAAGAAGTTTTGGGAATTGTACAGGTCTTCAACGTCCGGTAATCCTATAGATGCTATGGCGTTTGATGAGTTTATTAGCGATACTATCCCGATTGAGCCCGATAAAAAGAATTGGAACTGGGAATGCCATTAAACAAAGGATGATAAAATGTCAAAGCTAAAAATTGTAATCTAGGGGGCTTGCAATAAGTTTCAAGGTATGATAGAATGCGAATGTGGAGGCAGAGTATGCGGTGGGGCTAAGTTGATTTTAGTGTTAATTGGATTATGGGAAGGCCCCTATATACAAGATAGACCCAAGACAAGAGAGAAAACGGAATGGAAGATTTAGACCTAGAAACAAAAAGACCCCTGGTATGCCTCCCAGTAACACCAGAGGTTGAAGCCGACGCTATTCCTTGCGGAATACTTTAGAAAGCACGGCGGCTACCGCGTAATGGATGATGCCACTAGCGATAGCAAGCGCGAACCAAAGTGCGACGCTTCCCATGGTTAAGTCAACCATAGTTTTTTACCTTTCCCGTGGGGTTTACTGATAGCCTTACTGGGGCGGGGTTTCTAGGATCAAGACCTAGGCCTCCCCTTTCGTGAGTATTTTATGGCGTTTGCGGGTGATTGTATATGAGGGCTTCTTTAATGGAAGTATGAATACAAGAAGGGAATATGGACAATACAAGTGAAGAGATTGTAGGCGTTATTGAGAAGTTGAAGGGTATTGGGTTTGACGTTTTTTCAATTGGGTATGCAAACGAGCCTGACGTTCCGAGGCTCACAGAGCACGGGCCGGCTTTCGATCTGGTTATTGCCGAGAAACCGGCCCGCTAGGGTTACATCCTCGGCCCCGCTCGATAGTATGCAGTGATTGCAGGCTCAATTTCTGTAGCTATTTTTGTAAGCACATTGACATACTCGAGCGGTTTAGTTGATTTGTCCGGCGGAGATGCGCAAGCCCTTGCAATAGACATGGCTTCATTCCTTACAGCAATAAGCAGATCGGAAGAATCGCTACCCATTGGAATCCCCCATTTCCATTCATTATATGTAATTATGATGCTTGGCGAATAATATAGACTAATTACTATAGGAAGGTTACAATATGCTCATGTATGCAATAGCGTTCGACCTAGACCAAGCAGCCTTAGAGGCAAATTATGCACTTAGTGCGCCGTCCGCCTATTCTAATGTACGGAAGTTCCTAGAGGCGCACCATTTCTCTAATCAGCAAGGTAGTGTATACTATGGTGATACGACGGTCACCATGGTAACAGCTATTACCGTTGTAACCGAAATGGCGAAAAATATGCCACGGCTTGAAAGCTGTATATCCGATATTCGCATTTTACAGTTAATGAATAATGACGATCTAATGCCAGCCATAAAGCTCGGGGCATCTATGTCGCCCAAGCCTGTTAGTGGCTCTACTGCCGCCCAAGCCGTAGCCGCCAAGTAACCCGATTTTCTTGCTGCCCTTTCTCGACCCTAGCCTTTAGTATATACCTGGATATAAGGTGCCAATAAAATAGTATGAGTAAAAATGAGGATATTATTGAGAATCTGTTTATAGAAAATGGCTTTGCCTATAAAAAGCAAGTATCAGTACCCATTGAAAACTTCCCTTGGAAAACAGAGAGAACAAAGCATTCTCCCCGAGTTGATTTTTATCTAGAAGCAACCAATATTTATATAGAAGTAAAAGGCTTTATGACCATAGAAGCTATGAGTAAAATGGCCTTTTTATGTAAGCAAGATTTCCCTTATTATATATTCCAAGTTACAGAAAAAGACTGGCTGGGGCTTTCTGAAAAAGATAGCATTAATTATCAATTCTCTGAATTAATGAATACTGAAAATAAAACTGATTTATCTTCCATATCTTATGCTAGGCTAAAACAATTTATAGGGAAAAAGGCAGAGATATATCAATCTTGGGTGGGTGATTCCCTACTATAATGGGTATTCCTGGATCACCTTTGTATTAGTAAAAACGAGGTACTATATGAGTAAAGACAAGATCGAAAAGCTAGTATCGGCCCTAGACCTGGCCGGGTATGAAATCACACAGTTAACCGAAGAGAGCAAGGCAAATAGTGATTTCGGCGGGGTAGTAGTCCTTAGGTTGCTTTCCCCGAGCCTTCAGGCTCCCAGGGGTTAATCTTGCCCTCTGTGTAACGTATAAAATACTCTGCAATAAGGCATGTTTGGCGAGCGATAACGCGACCG